AATTCCCAAGTAGAGATAAGATTTAGAGATGTATATCCAACAGGACTAACTGGATTACAATACAATCAACAAGCGGCTGATGTTGATTACTTAACAGCTACTGTTTCCTTTAATTATGAAATATATGATTTTGCGACAGTAGGGTCGTCAACAACAAATATAACTACATCATAGACTTTACTTTTTAAGGTTTTTGTGATATACTATATAATACGGAGTGAATATGACATTAGAAGAATTGCAAGTACAGGCTGATAAAGACCTTAAAATAAACGATACGGAATTAGATTTAGAGTCTTTAAAAACACCTCAATTACACAATCAATATTTAAAACACTTAACAAAGTATAAGTTAATGTTAAGTCGTACTGAAACAGAATATAATATATTAAAAAGAGAAAAGTGGGAATACTATACTGGTAAAGCAGACCCTAGTGTTTACGCTCAAAACCCTTTTCATTTTAAATTACTTAAAACAGATGTTGACAAATATTTAGAGTCAGATATGGATTTACAAAAACTTAAACAAAAAGTAGATTACATACAAACAACAGTAGATTTTTTAGACAGAACAATTAGACAAATTTCAAATCGTGGTTTTACAATTAAAAACGCAATTGACTGGCGAAAGTTTACTAGTGGCGCCATTTAATTTTAATGACCATAATTCGTTATCTCATCATAGATAAAGTAAACGAAGTCTATCTTAAAATAGAAGCTGATGCTGATATTCGTAGAGAACTTGGAGAATTTTTTACGTTTGAAGTACCAGGATATAAATTTATGCCTCAATATCGTAATAGATTTTGGGATGGTAAAATTAGATTATTTGATTATGCAAAAGGATTAATATATGTTGGTCTTTATCCTTATATATTAGATTGGTGTAAAAAAAATGATGTACAAGTAGTAGATGGAACTAAAATACAAGATACAAAAGTTGATGATGTCAAGTTAGATAATTTAATTAAAGCATTAAAACTACCACACGAAGTTAGAGATTATCAAAGAGAAGCTTTTAAGTATTCTGTACAAAAAGATAGATGTTTACTTGTATCACCTACAGCATCAGGCAAATCACTTATCATATATTTAATGTTAATCTTTAATCTATTGAGACTTAAAGATACTAAACAGGATAAAATTCTTATCATTGTACCCACCACATCATTAGTAGAACAGCTTTTTAAAGATTTTAAAGACTATGGTTATAATAGTGATCGTAATGTTCATAGAATATATCAAGGCCACGACAAAGACACAAACAAAAGAGTTATTATATCAACTTGGCAATCAATTTATAATTTACCAAAAAAGTGGTTTGAAAACTTTGGTATGATTATTGGTGATGAAGCACATTTGTTTAAAGCAATGTCACTTAAAAAAATTATGGAAAAGTTGATAACTTGTAAATATAGAGTAGGATTAACTGGAACTTTAGACGGAACTAAAACACACAAACTTGTATTAGAGGGTTTGTTTGGTGCTGTTAATAAAGTTATATCTACAAGTGAATTGCAAGAAAAGAAACAATTAGCTGATTTGAAAATTATATGTTTAGTATTATCACACGATAAAACAGCCCGCCATTTTTTAAAAGATAAAACATACCAAGAAGAAATGGATTATTTGGTTTCTAACGAAAAAAGAAATAAGTATATAAGAAATTTATGTATTTCTTTGCAAGGTAACTCTTTGTGTTTGTTCCAATATGTTGAAAAACACGGTGAGATACTTAAAGAACTGATAGAAAAAAAAGCAGAAGACAAAAAAGTATTTTATGTACACGGAGGAGTAGAAGCTGATATTAGAGAAAACATAAGAGCTATTACAGAAAAATCAAATAACGCTATTATCATAGCAAGTTATGGAACTTTTTCTACAGGTATAAACATTCGTAATTTACATAACATTATTTTTGCAAGTCCTTCAAAATCTCGTATTAGAAATTTACAATCTATTGGTAGAGGATTACGTTTAAAAGATGATAATTCTGCTGCTACTTTATATGATATTGCTGATGATATTTCTTATACAAAAGACAAAGAGAACTTTACGCTTAAGCACTTTAAAGAAAGAATAAATATATACAGCGAAGAAGATTTTAATTATGAAATTCATAACGTGGAATTAACAAAATGACAGAAGAAACAATTAGTCCTATTAAAATAATCAAACTTATTAATGGCGATGATATAGTTTGTTCACTTCCAAAAGAACAACTTGGAGAAAAATCTCCTATGTTAAGATTATCTAAGCCATTACAAGTAAAATATGTTCCACAACTTACCCCACAAGGAATTAAAGATTATGTAGCTCTAATTAAATGGTCTCCTTATACAAAAGATACAATTATAACTATTCCAAAAGATAAGATTATGACTATTACTAACGCTAGTGGTTCTATGATGAATAGTTATTTTCATATTATAAAAGACTATGAAAAAGAAGAAAAGGTAATTAAAGATAACCAATATGAAAGAACTAGATTAAGTGATAAACAAAATGCTGAGATAAATGAAATATTTGATGATGAAGATGATGATTATATACTTGTTAAAAAGACTCTACACTAACTTAAAGTATCCTTTATTAACGCTCTACACGCTTCATTATATACAAAATTTTTCAAAAGTCAACGCTGATATGAAAATAAAATGAAAGGTAAAAAATATTATATTTACTCTTAAAACATTGACATTTTGTAAGAAATATAGTATATTAATATTATGGCAGCAAAAAAAGAACATTACGTAAATAACAAAGAGTTTTTAGAGGCTATGAAAGCCTATAAAAAAGATGTAGATAAAGCGAAGAAAGAAAAACGACAAAAGCCACCAGTTACTGATTATATAGGTAGTTGTTTTTTAAAGATTGCGAATCACTTATCTTATCGTCCTAACTTTATTAATTATACATTTAGAGATGATATGATTAGTGATGGTATAGAAAATTGTTTACAATACCTAGACAACTTTAATCCAAACAAGTCAAACAATCCCTTTGCGTATTTTACACAAATAATTTATTACGCCTTTGTTAGAAGAATACAAAAAGAAAAGAAACAAGTAGTTATTAAGCAAAAACTTATAATGGATAATAACTATGATGATGTTACACTTCAACCAGGCGATGATGCAGAATTTAAAAATCAGTTTAGAGACTTCTTACAAAAAAACACAAAAATGGAAGAACCTGTAAAAAAAGAAAAGACAAAAAAGAAGAAAAAGAAAACTACAAATACTCTAAACTTTTTTAATTAATTATGAAACTCGCTTTGTTAAATGATACGCACTTTGGTGCGAGGAACGATAGTCCAGCATTTTTGGATTATTTTATGCGTTTCTATGATGAGATATTTTTTCCATATCTTAAAGAACATAATATAAAAACACTTGTTCATTTGGGTGATGTTGTTGATAGAAGAAAGTTTATTAACTTTAAAACAGCTCACACATTTAGACAAAAGTTTATGAAACGATTATGGGAAGAAGGTATTGATACTCATATCATACTAGGAAACCACGACACTTATTATAAAAACACAAACGAAGTAAACGCCATTAATGAACTATGTACAACTTATGATGGTCAACACGAACCTTGGATTTACGATAAAGCAAAAGTTGTAAATTTTGATGGTTTGGATATACTATTATTACCTTGGATATGTGATGAAAATTACGAGCACTCCATAAAAGAAATAGAAAATACTCAAGCTCAAATTGCATTTGGTCATTTAGAAATTAAAGGTTTTGAAATGCATAATGGAGTAATAAATGTACAAGGTTTAGATAAGTCTATGTTTAAACGATTTGAAAAAGTTATCTCTGGTCACTTTCATAAAAAATCTGATGATGGTCAAATATATTATTGTGGAGCTCAATATGAGATTACTTGGTCGGATTATAAATGTCCTAAAGGATTTCATATATTTGATACAGATACAAGAGAGTTAAAGAGAATACCAAATCCAATTAGAATACATAAAAAATTAATTTATAATGATAAAGAAAATGATTATACAAATAAAGATTTATCACAATTTGAAAATACCTTTGTAAAAATATTTGTGACTAATAAAACAAATGAAGAAATGTTTAATAAATTAATTGATAGATTACACAATACAATAAACACGTATGAAGTTAATATTATAGAAGATTTGAGTACAGATATAACAGCATCAGTAAAAGAAAATATATTAGAACAAGGAGAAGACACACTTACTTTTTTAGGTAATTATGTAGATCAAATAGACACAAATTTAGATAAGTTTAAATTAAAGAAAACTGTAAAAGAACTCTTTACTGAAGCAATTGAAAAATGATTTTATTTAAAAGAATTAAATGGAAAAACTTTCTTTCCACAGGCAATACTCCTATTGAGATTGATTTAAGAAAGTCACAATTAACCCTAATGATCGGCGCTAATGGTTCTGGTAAGTCAACTATGTTAGACGCCTTATGTTTTGCTCTATTCAATAGACCATTTAGAAATATTAAAAAAGAACAGATTGTTAATACAATTAATGATAACGATACACTTGTTGAGATAGAATTTCAAATAGGTACAAAAATATACAAAGTTATACGAGGTATAAAACCAACTATATTTGAAATTTATTGTGATGGTGTTTTACAAAACCAAGATGCGTCAAGCGTAGATTATCAAAACGTTTTAGAAGATCAAATACTAAGATTAAATTATAGAGCATTTAAACAAATAGCAGTACTAGGTTCATCATCATATCAACCTTTTATGCAAATGCGTCCAAGACATAGACGAGAGGTTGTAGAAGAAATATTAGACATAAGAGTTTTATCTCATATGGATATACTGACAAGAAATCAACAAACAGAACTAGGTAAAAAAATTATAGAAGCTAGACATCAATGTGATTTAATTGAATCAAAATATGAATTAGAAACAAAACATTTTAATGAATTAAAAAGTAGAAGTATAGGTGATATTGATATTAAAAGAAATAAACTACAACAAAATAATGATGCCAAAGAACAATATTTAAGAAAAATACAAAAATTAGATGGTGAATATAAACAATTAGAAGATACCATAAAGGAAAAAGACAAATTTGAAAACAAAAGAAAACAATTAGAAAAATTAGAAACAAAGATTGAACAAAACTTAAATACACACGAAAAGAATTTAAAATTTTTTGAAGAAAATGATAATTGTCCTACTTGTACACAAAAGATACAACCAGAATTTAGAGGTGAAAAGATTGCTTATGAAAAAGGTAAACTTATAACTTTAAATGATGGTATGAAAGATTTAGTTAAAGAACTATCAAAAGTAGAAAGTAAAATTACAGATTTTAATAATATATCAAATAAGATGTATGATATTAATATTGAAATGTCAAAACTCAATACCTCTATTGATGAACTAAAAAAATTTAGTGATAGTTTACATAATGAAATACTATTATTAGAAGGTAAAGATGAAGACAGTAATGATATTCAAAGTCAGCTAGAAGACTTAAAGAAACAATTAGAAGAAACAAAAATAGAACTAAATAAAATTATAGAAGAAAAGAAATATATTGATGTTATAAGAGAGATACTTTCTGACAAAGGCGCTAAGGCAAAGATAATCAAAAAGTATTTACCTATTATGAATACACTTATAAATCAATATCTACAATCTATGGACTTCTTTGTAAACTTCCATTTAGATGAGGAGTTTAATGAAACTGTTAAAAGTAGATATAGAGATGTATTTGATTATAATAGTTTTAGTGAAGGTGAAAAAATGAGAATAGATTTAGCATTAGTATTTACTTGGCGTGCTATTGCTAAAATGAAAAACAGCGCCAATACAAATCTAATGGTCCTTGATGAAAT